CTATAACCACATTTCACGTTTCAAGTGGCTTTTGCGAGGAGACGCTAAGCCGCGGAGGTTCGCTGAGTTTACGCCTCAACCAGGTCAAGTTTTTGTCAGTGGCGACTATGAATCCGCTACTGACAATCTTAATGGTTGGGTCCAGCGTGAGTTGTTGGATCTAATCCTTAACCAGGCGACTCAGATCCCGAGAGGGATTGCGGACCTCGGTAGACAATTGCTCCGGACTCCCATGCAATGGGAGGATGATGGCCCGGTTGTCTATCAGGAGCGTGGTCAATTGATGGGAAACTTGGTCAGTTTCCCCCTCCTCTGCCTTGTTAATTATCTGGCTTTCAGATATTTTTCAGGGTCGAGTGGACCCGTGCGCATCAACGGGGACGATATTGTATTCCGCGGCACCTCGGCGGAGTACGATCGTTGGAGGGAGGGAATTGGCCGATCCGGTCTAGTCCTTTCACCCGGGAAGACGATGGTTGATCGTCGTTACTTTTCACTGAATAGCACTCTTTTCAAGGCATCTGATCGGAAGATCAGTATCGTTCCCTGTATCCGCTCCGCCGCTTTTGGTCTTCGGACTGATTGTGGCGGGGTGGAAACTCTGCGGGGGAGATACAGTTCGTTTTGCCCTGGGTTCTTTGGATCCAGGCGATCACTGCTTCGGATCGAGTTCTTGAAGTGGAATGCTAAGTATATCCTGTCTTCGGACAGGTCTATTTCCCGTGGACTAGGTCTTCCTGTCTACCGTCATGAGCTTATTCATAGCCACCTTTGGGACCGAGAGGCGCATTACCTCTCTATGGAGTCCGAAAGGCCTCTTCCTGTTTCGAAAGGGCATTTGGAACAGGATAAGGTCCCAGAGGGTTGGGAGCTACTTGAGGTAGATAAGTTGACAAAGAAGATGCGTGAGAACCTCCGATTGATCGGGCCTGAGTTTATAGCTTGTGCCTGGTCAGACCCCAAAAGGGTTGGGGGGTTGGACAAATTCGATTACAAAGCCGAGGTTGTTCGGACGGGTTCTGGTCCGTTCCTCGGCCACTGCAGGAGGCCGCTAAAATGCTTGGCTGCCTTACTGGGGTTGTCTCGTACTAATACTCGGCGTTATCTCACCCCAAAGGTGAGACGTCCGGTGGAGTATTGGTGGAGGCGTAATCGGATTCGAGTGTGGCAACCAGTCAGTCCGATTCGTTCGGTTACTGAATCGCGCCAAGGGAGTGATGAGGTTGTGGAGGTTGTGCATGGTTGTTTCCGTGCGTTTCCTCCGCCTCCTTGTCTTTGTGAACAGTGATAGGCCAGCTCTGGCGAAGGGGACTATGAGCCCCGACCACCTACGGCGTTGCCTTCGGGCCTGTAGGTGATGGCAGACCCTTAGTGGATTCTAAGGGTACGGGAATCGTAAGATTGCTGCGTAACAGGCGGAGTCGAAACGTCTCCTCGGCCACGAGTACGTGGTAGCAGCTGCGACGCGGGTTGGAACCCCGTGATTGACACCCGGTAAGTTGTTGTCAGCGTCCGACACCCCTCGTAAGGGGGGCGATGGGCTAGCGTCAGAGCAAAGTGAGATGGGCCGAAGC